CGTCCCTAATACAACAACATTATTCCGTTTAGTTCTGGCGAATCGATTAAACGCAAAAGGTATAGATCCTGGTTGAACTCCTTTACGCCTTCTCCTGCTTGCTCCAACGCTTACAACGGAAGCATTTATATTTCCTGCTTCAAATGCTCCATTACCATACCCGCCGCCGTCTGCATTATCCCACCCAAAAATACCACCGTATCCAGCCGTAAGAATCGGACTAGACGAATCAGTCTGTGTTGACCCAACCTGAGTAAAAACGGTAGGAGAAGCGAGAGTATTTTTATAAACTTTTAAATCAACGTTTCCGCCGTTGGTAATTGCCTCAAGTTTTATTTTTTCGCCTGCGACTAATGTCATCGCGACAGGCCCAATGATAGTGGTCTGAGTTCCAGACAGACACTTTGATAAATAATATCCGGAGCCTATACAATCAACATGATACGATGAATTAGCACCCGATTGGCATCTAACTGCTGGACCAGAATAATATGAAGCGGTAATAGCCGAGCTTGTATAAGTTACAATGGCATATTGATCCGCATCGAATGTTTCTGTGTTATTCCTAGCCGTATTCCATGAGCCAGACGCGCTTCGATATTGCCCAAGATTGCCAGTAGGAATATTGAAGCTACCCTCAAGCACTGACCAATTAGCCGAATAAGTGGCAATAGCTTGGGAGCTACCCGTATTCTGATTAAAAGCGTCTGTAATTGGTAACGCCATTATTTTTCTTTCTCAGGCTCGGGCAGTCCACGTTTTACGGCATCTTCAATCACAATTGACAGCAAATAGAGTCTGTGTGCCTCTGCTTTTTCTTCATTGTTACGGGTATCGCCACCGTATAAAGTTGAGGTAAACTTCTTACCATTGAAAACGGTTTCAAAGCCGTCTATCAAATCGCCTTTTGACTTTTCTTTTTTGTCGATTACTAATTTCGCCATAATTAAGCCGTGTATAAAGTCGGTCTGTATGCGTTTAACCATGTTGGATTGTGACCTTGACCTGATTTATCGGTAATATCATCAGGTGTAGGGCTTTGATTTATGTAGTGCAAGTTAGAAACACCAGCCGCTGTTTGAGCATAATTTCTAGTGTGGTTAGCAGCCTCTATTAGCATATCCGCTTCGCTTAGAGCAACATTAAAATGCTGTAAACCTCTGAGATAACCAGAATGAGATTCAACATTTACACCACCACCAGAAGAGGACCACCTAGAATTTCCATAGTAACATATAGGATCGGAAAGAGAAACTAATTCACTTGCAATTGTTGTTCTTGTAATTACCTTCGATGTATCCGGTAAATCCCAATAAAATTTTACACGTCTATCCGAACCAACCATAGTCACTACGGTGGCTTGAGTATACCACTGGCCCTTAGTAACATCCGTCGCAACACCGTTAACATAAGGATCTTGATACCAGTCTAAACCCTCGGCCCCTACTTCGAATTTATGCACAGTCCCGTCTGATCCTGGTTCTGTATAAGAATACGGGTGCGTCCCATAATATCTACCGTCAGCGTGAAACGTTGTATCGTTTTCGGTAACCCACATAGTCGCATAAAAGCCAGTTTGTTGGATATAGTAAACGCGTCTTATGTAGGTTACCTCTACAGTATTAGGTCTTGCACTCCCAGTAAACCCAAAATTTGCATCACTTCCCACAACTCCATTACTCTCCCAAATAAGCCCCTTAACGGGGACCTCATTTGTTACGGTATTAAAGGATTGGAATCGTGCCCTTGTAGTCATTTAGTTTATTGCAATAATGCTAAATGAATGAGTGGTAATTGAATTGGAAGCATTAGCAACTGACCAAGTAGCAAACAAATCAATCGTTTGTGAAGCTGTTGAATCAAAACCGGTTCCAACAGCCGGAGCGGTGTTATATGGGAGCAAATGCTCTCCACAACCACCAGCAGTTGGAGCAGAAGAGCCAATAACAGCGTGCGACTTCCAAGAGCCTTGTCCGATTACGTTGGCACTTGTTCCCGATCCAATAGCTCTGCAAATTAAATCAGCTTCTAAAATCCAGTTCACGTTTGTTTGTGCCGTAGTGTTAAGCGTCATCGCTGCACCATTAAACACAACTACAGATCCAAAACGAATATCTAGGGTAAGTGTTCCAGGTGTAGTGACTACCGTTGAGATTCGACCCGAAGCTCTAAAGCGTAAAGTCTTTCCAATGGCATCAAAAAAATAACTTGGTAAAGTAAATTTTCTCGATGCAGGTAAAATACTTGTGGCAGTAGTGGTATTAGTAAGGGCCGTGCTATCCTCGCCAGTACAAAGAAACGGTTCTAACCATGCTTGACTTGACATAATAAATCTCCTTTATTGTTTAAAAATTATGGATTACCATTGGTAATAACGGCACTTGTTACGCTTACAGGCTGCGTTGAAACGATTGTTGTAGTCACAAGATTTAAATCACTCCCAGAAGTGCCTACGTTACCATCCATAACAAGGGTCGTTCCATCTGATTTAACGATGCGAAACCAAGTAGCCGTTCCCGAAGCGTTCGCGCTTGAGTCTTGAGTAATCGAGTTTAGCGTTAAAACACCACCAGAAGCGGCAGGGGCAAAGGTGGCGTTACAAGTCAACTCTGCTAAAAGCGTTGTGGCTGTGCCACCCGTGGCAGGTCTTGTTCCGTCATAAATCCGAAGCAAAGCCGAACCGCCAGCGGTCGATGTGATAAAGTCTAACATTCCATTCCTAATTGCCGTTGAGTATGCTAAAGCCATCTTATGGCCCTCCTTCTATTGTTTAAACTTTTTTCGGTAACAAACTTTTTACGATATTCAAAATAACTTGCAAGGTACTATTCGCCTTGATTGGTAAATGAGGTAAAATATTTTCAACGATTATTACAACTGCACCAATTATTAAAATTGTATTCTGACTCATGGCAACCCCTTTACTAGTCGATAGGCGATAAAGCCCATCACTAAAGTGTTTATTACTCCGAAAGCTGCTATCTGTGACTTAATTGTCGATAGGCTTTCTTTGATCTTCTCAATCGTTTTCCACTGCATTTCTTTATGGTCATGAAGCGTCTGAATAGCCTGATTACACAAAGCTGATTCTTTTTGAAGCAGATGGATTTTTTCAATCATTTCAGTATCCCCCATAACCTAAACCGTAACCGTTGGGTCGTTTACATCTTGGTTATAAATCGCTTTTAACTCCATTAAAAAGCCAATATTTGGAACATTCAAAAACATCCCGAAAGGTTCGTAAGCAACCGGACGCATTAACCTACAGGTTTCTACACCGTCTTCACCTCTAACCATCCAATTAAGTCCAAAGTGCCTGTGAATATCTTTTTTCAATTTTAGTCGTGCGCTTGTAGGATTGCTTTGATCCTTCATAAAGACAATAAGCGTAATTGGTAAAGTATTTACTAAAGCCTCTGTCTCATCCCAGTCAGTAGCTTCTTTCCCTTGGATTACTGCAACGCTTGGATAGTTAACTAATTGACTTTGTGTAGGAATTTCGGTCCATACATTTTGGATCGTGTAGTCATAACCTGCATCTGTTTTGATTTGCTTTAGCCCATAGACTAGGGCATCTATTAGCTTTTCTGTTGCACTCTTGGCATTTTCGTATAACCCACTCATCCGAGTGCCTGCATGGCTATTTCAATCTCCGAGGAGTAAAGTTTTTCCCCTGAATCCTCGAAATCCTCTTCAATAAATAAACGCTTTCGAAGCCTGTCTGAACCATCTTGATGATATGCCCAATAGTCAGCGCCCCTATTGTAAATTGTGGCCGTGATAGCCTCAGAATCTACCGTAACAACGGAGTGCAAAGAATCCCGAAGGTTTCCCGTTCGCACGTTTAAGCCCACGTCACCGCTTCGTCTTCCACTCAATTGTTCATCTTGAAACTTATGGATGATTTGTAAATTAGCTCGTGCGAATCCACGCTCTAAAAGATTTTGATATTCTCCGCTGGCCTCATCCAAGCCTTGAATCATTTCTTCAAAATTGAAATTTATGTCAATCATCCTTGATACCTGTTAACGTAAGCCTCACAAAGCTCACGCACTTCTGGCGTTAAAGATGAATTGGAAGTATTATCCGATCTGCTTGACCTTGTTTCCCCGTCCCTAGAAACAGTTATGTTTCCGAACTGGTCAATATTTTTAAACAAGTAGCGAACATATAATTCGCAAGCCATAGATAAATCAGGATATGATTCACAAAGAGATAGGCTAGTCGATGCGGTAAGTGTTGCCGTTACGCCTGTTGGATTGCTTACGCCTAGTCCACCACTCAACGAGTTGTCTAGGCTATCGTATTCGGTAATCGTCTCAGTAGCCACGGGTAACCCATAAATAGACTCGTAGGAAATAGTACCCGCGGCCTGTGCTGTGATTTTACTCACGGCTCCAGAAATAGCACCAAGAACATAGTTACCCACTGCAAGTGTGCCACCTGTGTCTGCCGATTTAGTCCATGAGGAAACAACCGGATCAGCTGCAAGGCCACCGATGTAAATTACTCTTAAGCTCTTGGGATATACGCCACCATTAAACGGGTAAAGAAATGGATTATTTACCCATGAACCTGTTGTAAATTGCAAAGTTTTTCCATCTACGCCGACTACATAATCAGTAGAGGGCACCAATGCTTGAGAGCCCGTATATAAACCCGTTGAATCCGTGTAAACGCTCGCGATACTAGAGACTGGATAAGCCTTTAAACGGAATATAGACTGACCCTTATAAGGATTAAAGTATTCCGTATAGGTTGTTAACTGAATCGCATTTTCCCGTTTAAGGAAATATTCGATCCGTTTTGAGGATGACGCTATGAGCCTTGAGAGATTACCATCACTATCCGTAGTGGTAATCCCCAAGGCATTTTTAACCCTGTTTAGGCTAGTTAGTAGCATGAGCGGTCATTACTCCGCTCTTAGTATGCACCAATTACATTAAGCGGATAGGCATCAATAGTGCAATTGAAGCCAGTCGCAATTGTACCCGCAACGAAGGTTTGAGCCCTTACGTTATTATCATATGGGTTGAATATAGCAATCCAAGTTTCCCCAGTAGCAGCAGTGTCAACCGCGCCACCCAAGGCAACTGAATCGCCGAACGCAACGCCAGCCTGTAAATCGATGTAAGTAGCCACAGCAGCTTTTGTGTCTGCCTGAAAGACAACGTTATATAGTTCATCGGTAGATGCTACTTCGGCAGCAGTCCAAGCAATGCGGATCGCATGCCATCCACGTCCAAGAAATGCAGCAGTGTGATCCGTATCCGCTGCAATAAGTCCAGCAGCCTTGAGAGAAACGCCACCCGATCCATAGTCAATTCCATAAGTTGCAACAGCCATTTTTTACTCCTTTAAGGATGAGGAAAACATAGGGCGACTTTCGCCACCGCCCTCAATTATTATTTGAGTCATCATTGGGTTATAAGCCCGCTGTACCGATATGGGCGAAACATAAGCTGGCACATCCGAATTATTATTGATAGAGGTATCGGCAGGGTCCCAGCTTTTACCGGGAACCGAAGTGGGTAAATTGGTGGATTGCTCCACCGTCTTTATCTCTTCTTTTGCCTTTACCTTACCCATTAGCTAAGTGCATTCTTTACGTTAGCAAGACGGCCAATGCAACGCGGCTTGATAGGTGCAACACCAACATACCAATCAAGACGAGAAGTCTTAAAGTTGGTGCCGTCCATTGCGCTTTCAACCTTTGCAGCCGTGCTTTGGAAGCCTGTTAACATTTCTTCGCTGTATGTTACTACATAAATCGAAGTTGCCGATCCGGCAGTGATACCTGTTTCCGTTTCGACTACGGAAAGCATATTAGCTCCCGTACCGTCACGCATTAGCTTCCACGGTATCCCTTGGTAAGTGGGTTGCTGTACACCGAATTGATCGGGTAGCCATTGGATGTTCTGTTGACCAGTTCCATTAGTACGAGCTAATCCAGCCATTACCGCGAAAGGGGTATAGTTTGAATAGATGAATGTACGGCCTGGGATAATGTCAACCAATGATAAGAGCGAATCCATCTTTGCCATAGTAGGCACGTCACCGCCAGAAGTTGATCCGGTTGTGATATTTTGACCTGTGTAATCATTCCGCATCCAATCACGGATACCTTTTAAAGAGGTACCAGCAGTACCTTCGAAGAGGTCCACGGTAAACTTTCGAGCCAATGCTCGAACCTGTTGGGCTTTATAAAAAGAAACGGCTTCGGGTTCTTCTGTTGCGATTTTGTCGTCAACTTGGATTTTTCCACCATAAGCCTTTGTGATACTTGCGTAGGGCTTTACGCTACCAACGCCAGCGGTAAAATCAGAACCGATCGCGCGCGAGCCAATGTTTGAATCTAAGGTATCTTCTACTGCCCAAGAGAATCGACCGCTTGCGCGTGTCTGAATTGGTAGGGCTTGGAGAGGATGATAGGTATCAGCGAAAAGCGTAATAATCGCTTTGCCCGTTCCATCATCTAATAATTTTGCACTTTCCGAAAGAGTAAGAGCAGCCATTTTGTATCCTCATGTTATAGGTGATCCATTGGGTTGAATTTCCCTGTGGCACCTGTTTTGTTTGGTTGTCCACCAGATCCATTGGTCCCGCTTGATTTTTCCAGATGAGGATTCGATTTGAGAAAAGCGTCCACCGCTTCACTAGGGCTTTTTGCTTTCACAACATCGCCCTTATCATTGACTCGATAAAAGAACGGCTTTGATTCTGCATCGTATCCTACAAGTCCCTCGACCTGCATCAATGCGTAAACCTGCCCCGCGTTAATTGCTTTGTTAGCCGCTACAGTAACAATGTCGTTACGCAAATCAGTAGCTAACTTTTCCTTAGTTGCCTTCTCTGCCTTCTCGTTTGCCGTCTTTATTTCGGCTTGGAGTTTAGCGAAGTCCTCTTTTAGTGCCAAAAGTTCAGGGTTTGAATCCGTCCCCTTTGTCTCTGAGAGCTTGGCAATCTGAGCCTTTAACGCTTTTCTTTCCTCTTCTAAAGCAGTTCTCGAAGTGGTTAAGTCGCTATTCGCTAACTTTACTTTCTCCAAGGCCCCTGCCTTATCTGCCAAGTCTTTGATCTCTTGAATCAAATCTGGTTTATCTTTTACGATCTCTAGAATTTGGTCTATTGGCATCAGCTCGGTCCTTTGAGCAGGTGGTTGGCGCGTTCCTTTGCGCCTGTGGATATATGGTAACTATTATTTATCATTTATTGAAAACATTTATAGGTTAACATTGGAACTATCTACTTTTTCATCTTCAGGAACTTCAGGTTCTTTATAAGAATCGATCTCTGCATTGATAACATCCATTTCATTTTCGTCTTGGGTAATATCACTAGTAATTCTTTTGTTAGCTATTTTTATCCCAGTTTCACTCATAAACCCAATACGCTTTAAATCTGCGACCTGAGCGACTTTTGCCTCAAATGAATCCACGTCAAAACTTTTTGGGTATTGAATGGAATAATCAGCGTTAACCTTTAATTCAGCGGAAACGATTTTCATTATCTGATTTTCCAAGCTCTGTAAATCTTGGGCTTTCGCGTAAAGGTTAGCGTCTACATCTTGGAAGTCATAAGCCTTTGAAACCCCGCTTTGTGGTGACGCTTGCGCATCTTGTAACGGTTGAGCCTGCTGGCCTGTTGCCTCTGCTTTTGCTGCCCATGTGAAATACTTTTGCGCTTGCTCGTTCGCTTTATCGACTATGGAAATGTCTTTTTCTAGGTAGCTTGGAGGATTAGCCATGTCACCCGTTGAAAGAATATTCCCCTCGCTTGATGGGCTACTCATTCGCGGTAAGTTTGTTTCTGGATCTAAATCCCTTTCGCGTTGTCTAGGGTCTGCGTCCATCGTTGACATTAGCAAGACCGAACCGTATTTAAGGATCTCTTGATTGGCTTTACTCAAAAGATTATTGCCCATAAATATTTTACGAGATCCAGAAAAGAATGTGCTTTTTCCAATCGTCTTTTGGGTATCAATAATGAAGCTTGCTTGAATAGCAATAGGAACCAAGCCGAATCCATGCGAAAAGGATTCAATTAAATTGCCATCTGAGTTATGTCTATAAAATTCGTCCCTAGTCCATGTTATGTACTCTAAATCACTAGATGGAGGTTCGGAGAATGGGTCTAGCCTATCATAATTTGACCCTTGAACATAACGAAACCAAAGCAATTCGCCATCATCACCCCATTGCCAATCTTTAACCTGCAAGGGATTTAGAACACATAGGTAAGGCATTCCATTTGATAGCTCATCGGCTCTAGTGTTGAATTGAGTCCTCGGTTTGTCAACAACTGTGAACACTGTGCCATAGGCTGTAAGGTTTGGGCTAATCTGATTCTTTACAAAATCATTCATCGACTGGCCCGACTTATCCGCTCTCAGAAAAAAATCAGTTAGTTCAGATGACGGTGAACTCCTAACTATATCCTGCCTACAAATATATTCCCCGCTGGCATTAACAAGCTCTTGGGTAGGATTAAAAAATCCCATCTTATACGCTATTTTTCTTTTTGACTTTTCTGTATCACTTTCATTTGGGAACGCTACAAAATAAGCCTCATCGGTATAATGCTTTTCGTCCTCTTCGACTAACACCCGTATGCGTTCCCATGCACTTCTTATCTCTTTTATCTCAGGGTGTTCATGCTGTAATATTTTAATGTCCATTTTCCACCTCTTCTATTATATCTCGCCCATCGTAGGCGTTATGAATTATGATAATATTTCCATGCTCATCTAAGTCTGTTTCTGGCATACACTCGCAAGGCTGCCCATTTAATCTATGCTCGAAGACGTCCTTAACAGGATAAATATGCTGTACAAGTTTGCTACTCATATTGATAACCTAGTAGAATATTTAGAAGCCCCCGTAACAACTGGATAACGAAAATCTATATAATACCCAATTGCATCGCTAATATGTCCAAGAGATTTATCGTGAAACGAGTCGTTTAAAAACTCTTCCATTGTTACCCTCTGAAAATCATTTATTAACTCTTTGCAGTTACGACCGATTAACATTCCTATCTCACCAGCGGCATTGGATAGCCTAGCGTTAACCGCATTCAGCCGATCCTTTCTTTTTGGATTAGCTGGCTTATTGAAAACATTAAACCCTTTGGTGCATGAAAATGATTTGCGAATAATCGCTAAATCTGAAATGCCAACACCATGAGCAGATCCATTTTTTGCCGAAGCGTCTGGGAATATCTCATATCGGAAATCTACTCCAAATCGTGAAATAATCCTCTCACAAGCAGCCTCAGTCGTACAATTACGAAAAGCAAATGACTCTATCACCCTAGGGATTATCTGTCCTTTATACGGCACCTCTTGGATAGCCACAGAACACATTGGGTCATAGTTAAAATCCATCCCAATAATTATTGGTAACCTTGGGTCCGCATCGCAGGGATCTACTATGTTGCTGTCTGTTAACGCATAATATGCAAGCCCGTCAAACCCTTCAAAACTGCCTTCATACTCTTGTCGGAAAGTCTTTATATCCATTGAGCGTTTAGCCGCTTCAATTTCTTTTGGAGCTAATACGTCACTGGAAAACCAATGGTAATAACACCATTCGGGGTCTTCCCTGCATTCCGCATAAGCTCCAATTATAGGCTTGGTAACAGGTATGCTACCGTTACAAGCATATAAAGCTAAGTTGTAAATCTTATCTCTACCTTCCGGCACCCCGTCAATGATTGCCCAGCCGTTTGTATCTGATAAGACAGGGCGTATATTAGCTTCCCACGCTCCTGTCTTCGTGTCGTCAAACTCTGTTATATGGCATCCGTGCCAAGGCTGTCCCTCGATTCTTTGTGGCTTGTCTAACCCGACAACGTGTATTTCTGTATCATTTAAAAGCGTAACGGATAAATCAGTTTCTGACGGCCATGATTTCCAAAAAGGCCGAGTATTTTTTTTTAGCCGATCCCAAAAGATTGCTTTCGCTTGCTGCCTAGTGGGAGCGCCTTGGAAATATCTATGATCAGAATTTTTTAGTGCATTGATTAATAATTTCCGACTAGACAAAAGCGTTTTTCTACTTCTTCGCCCAGGAGGTAACACAAAAAACCTGTGTGAATAATCATTTAAATATTGTTTTTGTAAATCAGTCAATCCGATTAATTGGACAGGCAATAATTTTTGAATTTTAGAATCATCCATCACGATTCTGTAACGCTTCAGCAATTTTATTTAAAACTGCACCTTGATCGCCATTGTTCGCGCTATTGTCTCTTTCTTCTTTCTGCCCTAATAAAATCTTACCTAACCAAATCAACATTGTATTATCGCCAGCTAATGCTTTTTTAACTTGTGCGCGTCTTAAAGACATGCGAAGTTGAGCTCGACCTTTTTTAAGGAGTGCCGCATAACGCCTTTCTAATGTGTCTTTTGAGCATTCTAAATGAAAGGCTATCTCTTCTGTCGTGCAACCGACTTGCGCGAGACTTAATATTTGCTTTTCGTCTAGCTGTTTAGGTTTTGGAGGCATTGTTAACCACCAATTCTGCAGTCTTTCCTGTGAACTCTTCCCAGCGTTTAACAATCACATCGCAGTATTTTGGATCTATTTCGCATAAATAAGCAGCACGTCCAATTTTCTCACAAGCGATCATTGTAGTTCCTGAT